TTAAGTTCATCTATCCCAACACCAGCACCAGCCGCTATAGGTGCTAAACGACCTATCTGCTGTGCATATTGATCTACAACAATTTTACCATCATTCTGTGTTTGAATAAATCCATCTACAAGTTTTGCAGCCTGATCGGAACTCAAACCATAAGCATTAAGAACAGAGGTTGTAGCATCAGCAACAGTAGCTAATTCTGAAAATCCACCAGTTGCACCCAACTGCGATGCTTTCAATACGTCTGAAAGTTCTGCCACCTCACCAAAGCCAGCAGATGCTACATCATAAGACGCTGATAAAAGATCCAAAGAAGATACCTGACCACTTAGTTCATTAGATAAGCTTTTAAGTTTTGGATTTAAAGCATCTACATCAACTCCAAGAGTTTTCACTTTTGCAGTAGCAAAGTCTTGAGTTGCTAATACGCCAAAGGCTTTTCCTATAGCGGCAACAGCAGTAGTTATTCCAAGAATAGGTAAAAGTGCAGCTTGTAAAGCTCCTCCAACAGTCCTAAAACCAGCAGCCGCAGTTTTAGCAGATGCCCCAGCACCAAAAAATCCTTTACCTAGAATTGGTAAATTTTTATTTGCATCTTTTAATTTGCTATTTGTTCCGTTTACAGTTTGATTAAATTTTTGTGCCTGAGTATTTACATTCTTTAATGCTGTAATCGCTTGGGTAGCACCAACTCTTAGTTCTACATTGGAAACTGCCACGACTAAACAATAACTCCTTTAACTATATCTTGATTTGCGTTTCATTGCATCTATCTCTTTCTTTTCTCTTTCTGATTTTAATTCATAATATCCAGCAAAAAATACCAACTCTTCCTCAGTGAGTTGTGTTCTTAATTCACTAACTGTCTTACCTAATTCTGTTGCAAGGAAAAACTCAAAATTTAACCAGTTATCCCCCCTTAGGATTCCTTTATGTTATCAATAGTTGCGTTTTGATTTACACCAAATAAAAATAATTCAATTTCATTCAATACATTTTCTGGCAACTCATTTTGCAAGTTAGCAAAATCGGCTGGGTGAAATGCTTTTGTCCCATCTTCATTCTCTGCCAACTGACAAAGCATATGTGTAGAAACTACTAAAGGATCATCACTGCCAGCCCTTTGTGTTGCTCTAGCTCTGTCTGCCCTTGTAATAGCCTTAAAATATAGACTGCATACTGTTTTGCCGTTATCATCTTTAACGTCAAATTTACGCCTTTTAGAAAGGTCAAAAGCTTCCTTTAAAAGGTCGAGGGTTTTCTTTTCTGCCATAAATTAAATGCGAAGTATTTTTAATTTACTATATGTCAGAGGTTATTGCACCTGTTGTCTGGAATGAAATGTTTATCAATTGAGTTTCTCCAAGTGTTGCACCATACTCAGCACTTGTGATGATTCCAGAAAAAGCTAACTTTTTAGAACTAGCTGAACTATCAGGGAACAATTCAAACAATGCGTCACCAGCATCACCTGTTGTTAATATATCTTCAACAAATGATAAGTAGTCAGAATTACCAGCGTTGTCATAGATTAATTCTGCTGATCCTTCACCAGAGATAAGACCACCAATAAAAGTCTTTGAAGTATTACCTTGAACTGTAGTTTCTAAAGTATCCTTTGAAACTGATAATGACCATGATCTAGTTCCAGCAATATCGGCTTCAGTACCAGCCGCATTATGAAACATGATCTTGCCTACATCACCTCTAATAGCTGCCATGACAAAAAAAAGAAAGATTTATAAATATATTAACTCTTTTCGGAAGTTTTTACATCTTTTTTAGTTTTTTGTTGACTCTCCATATATCTTTTACAATTAGGATCCCAGTATTGTGGATCTCTTACACCTTTGACAGCTTCGATAGCGTCTAACATTTCATCTGTAATAACAAGCTTTGGCATGATTAAAGATCCTCATAAATTGTAAATGTTACTCTGATTTGAGTTTGAAACTTACCTTCTGGACTTGAGGTAAGAATCTCAGGGCCGATAGGTGCGTCAAAAATAACACTTGATACTGTAATTCTATTGTATAAGTCTCTAAGTCTTTTGCAAATTGTAAAGTTAGACCCTGCGCCAAGACCTTCCTCTGTAAATACATTTAATAAAACAAGACCATCGATCTGGTTGTCAGAATCTGTTGTTCCACCTTGAGTGATATATGAGTTGTTCCCAAAGCTTGTAACACATTGAACAAAAGTATCTTCTGCTGTTGAATCAAAGGTCATGTTATTAAATACAACAGGAATTGCTGGACTTGAGGCAAGCTCTGTGGCTAACCTAGCCTCTATTGTGGATCTTACTGTGTTTAAATCTGTAGCAGC